TTGAAATTTGTTTTTAATTCTAGCTGCTTCTATGTCGTTTTTCTCTTTTGTGTATTCTAAATACGTTAAGCATTGATGTACGTTTAGTTTAGTGATATTTTCAAATCTTGTAATATCTCCGTTAGCGATTGCATAGAGAGAGTTAAACCATCCCCATTTTGCTGTGAAAGAAGATGCTGTGCTAAAGCCTTCTCGTTCTTCTTGTCCAAAGAGCTCAACATAACTATCGATAAGTCTCTGCCTAAATTGTAAAAAAAAACAATAGCACCTAACACTACATCTAAAGGAAAGTTTTTAGCTTCTTCACTTGTATCTGGGTTATAGTCTTTTATCTTATATCTATGACCTCTTTTATATTCTATTGGTCTAAATAATACGTTTACTGCTCTATGTAAATTATCATTATCGCCTATGAATGTATCTAAGTCCATATACTCACCAAAGCTCATGTCATCTAATTCCGGTATAAAGCCATACTCTACACCATTGTGTTTAAACCTACTTATTAATTGATGTTGTGCATCAAACATAGTATTTATTATTTCACAAACTTCAGCTATGTCTGTAGCTTTCATGTTTCTTACTACTATTTCTGAAACATTACAAAATATCTCTACAATTTTTAGTTGTATTGCTGAGCTATTAGTTTTATCTAAATTATTTTCTAACTTCGCAAACTCTTGATATTGTTTTAGAGTAACATCGTTTAAAGTTGTTGGTATTCTTAGATTAACTTTCATACTAATATATAAACGTTTTTAAATTATTTTTGAAATTAATGTACTGCATACCTTCCAAAGTTTGGTCTACTCATTATCGAGTATGTAGCATAACGAACAGCATCTATTATGTGGTTGTTTTTATCTATTGGTTTGTTAGTTAATTTACCACTCTTATCTTCTAACCATTTGTAGTTTCTAAATTCCCTTATAGCATTATCACTATTACTTGTTATGTGTATTCGATACCTTTTTAATAAGTCAATACCTGCATTTATACTATCTCTACCTTTTAAACTCGGTTGTATGTTATGTCCCATTCTTCTAAGTTCGTCTATAAGTCTAGGTTCTGCAGCATCAAAATATATAGGACTTCTTTTATTTTCTATTACATCTTTGAAGTGGTCACTTAAATCTCTTGTTGTCATCATTGTACGGTACAAGTGTTCTTTAATATATAAGTTATGATCTTTCTTATATACACTAACCAACGTACTAGGATCATTGGTATAACCAGCATCTGCTCCATAACTAACTAAGTAAGCATCGTGAGGTATGTGTGGTACCTCAACATAAGTAAATATAGTTGACTTACTTACGCCTTTTTCACCTAATCCATATATGTGCCAATACTGATCGTCGGTTTCTTTTAGTAATTCTATTTCTTTTATTATTGATTTTTCTAAAAATGGATTATCTAAATATGTTGTTTTGTAAAACTCAACATCTTCTCTAATTAATACCTTATCGTATATCCAATGATATTCATCTGATGGATTGTAGTCTAGTACTATTTTTTCCTGTGTTCTAAATATGAGTTGTTGCCAATCTTCAAAGTCTAACTCGTTAGCTTCATTAATAAACAGTATATCTCTTTTACGACCTCTAATCTTTTGTGGTTGGTCTACACTTATAAACTCAATAAGGTTTTTATTTAACTTATATTCGCTGTTTGATTTATTATGATGTTCTTCTCTGTATAAACCATATTGTTTTAATATAGTTATAAAGTCTCTCATAACAGTGGCTCTAACACTTGGGAATGTCTTTCTACAAATAGTTATTGTTTTACCTTGTTGCTTTAAGCAGTACTCAAATATTATAAATAATAGTACATTGTATGTCTTACCACTTCTTGTACCTCCTTGCTCTACTACTATTTTATGTTTACTATTAAGAAGATGTTTGTAAACAATGTTAGTCTGTATCTTTTGTGTTGTCAATTATTTCTACTTTAAAGTTGTTTGGTAATCCATCCGCGCCTGTTATCTCTTGTCTCTCAATGTAACCACGTGACTTTCCTTTTGTTTTTAAGTAGAATATCATCTCACTTGTTTTGCCTTCTCTAATGTTCTCGAATAACTTTGATTCAACAAAGTCTAATGCTATGTTTTGTACGTCTTTTACCTCTGCTGCAAATTCTTTATCATCTTTTAACCAACCATAAAATGTTGTTCTACCTACTCCTACTTTCTTGCAAGCTTCAGTCACTACACCTAATGATTTTTCTAAAGCAGCTATTATAGCTTTTTTATGTTGTTCAGTTTTGTTCATACTTATATATAAACATTTATAAATAATTTTAACTCAACAAAGTATTCTTTACTTTTCTAATTAGTCTTGCGCCTGGAACTTTATTTATTTTTTTAGGTTTGATTTTATTATTTAAAGCTTTATCATATACTTTAAGTCTAGTATCTATAAACTCTCTAATATTGTTTCTATCCCAGTTTATTATTGTTTTGTTTATTTCAGTAATAAGGTCTTTATACTCTTCAGATTTTTGTTTTTCTAAGTTATCTTGTATTCCTTTAATTATTCTACGTTTTTTTTGAGCATTAAATTTTGGTATAAATAAACCGTAATCATCTATTATTTTGTCGAATATCATTTTATCTCTATCCTCTATACAGTTTATAGTACTACAATGATATATTGCTAAGTCATGATTTGAGTTTAATACTTTAGCTACTTTGTCATAAGTATAACCTAACTCATAACCTATTTTACAAAATACTTTTTTAGCATACACTATTTCTCTTTTTCTACTTTTACTCGTTATGTCAAACTGATAGTAATTATGTAGTTCGTTTTTTAATTGTTCTAAAGTCATTTTATTATTTTTTCTTTATGCTTTTCTTTAGTTATTACATATCCATTATCTCTTAATAACTCTATAGCTTTGTTTATTTCTAATTGTTTAAGCCTAAATGTTTCAAATATTTCGTTATATATAGCCATTATTTATATTCTTTATTTTCGTTATTTTCAATTGCAATACGCTGTTGTTCTCTTAAGTAATTTATTTCATGCTGTAAATAGTCTAAAGCTTTTTCTAAGTCTTTTATTTCATTACTTTTTAAATACTCAAAACCTTTTTTACCTGCTCTACATATATATTTAATTATATTTCCTCTATTGAAATTCAAGTTGTAAGCTTGTACAACATCTATTACCTCTATTCCTTTATCTGTTTTATAATGTAAACTCATATTTTTGTTCTTAATTTTAATAAATTATAGCATTCTATGTATTTCTGTTTTGCTTTACCTTTATACTTTTCTAAAAATAATTTGTATAAATTCTTGACATAACAAAATTTATTATTACAAGAACTATAAAGTTTTTTAGCATAAACTTTTCCTTTACCTTTAAAATAGTTAACATTGTCAGCTCCATCTCCTATTATCATTTGCTCGTAGAAATTATATAATGCTTCTTGTTTTGTTATATCATAAACTTGTCTATGTTTAAAATGATAGTTATACATTAAACAAGGAAATTGCTTATAATCTTTATCAATAGAAACTATCATAACTTTATCTCTACCTACTTTTTTGGATATTTCATACCAATATTTAGCAACTAAATCATCTGTCTCAATACCATAAGCAAACAAACCATTATATTCTTTCCTAACAAATTCATGCATTTTAGACAACAAAGGTGGTATCTCTATATCATTTCTATTAGCCTTATATGTTTTAGTTAGTATCTTTCTAAAGTTTCCTTTACATCCATTAAAGGTGTATATCTTTTCTATGTCATATAATTCTTCTAAGTCATTAACTATTTTCATGTATTGTTGATCAAACTTAGCTATACTATCTTCTATGTTTCTATAAAACTTATCGTTACTGCCTTCACTTTTAGCTCTTATACAAGAAGCATAAACTAAACTATCAGCATCTATTAATAGTATCATTAGTGCTTTACAAAAGTTCCATTTTCCATCTTACCTTTACGGTTTTTAATTTCATCATAAGCTGTATGTATACATTCTTCTATACTCATAGCATTTAAATGTGCTAAGTTAGTTAATACAACAACCATATCACCAATAGCATCTTCTATTTCTTTAGTATCTTTTTCCAACATTGCTTTCGCTAATTCACCAGCTTCTTCTATTAATTTAACATATTGTGTTTGTGCATTACCTTTTTCGTATAATCCTCTATCTTTAGCCCAAGTCCTAATATTATCAAATATTTTTAAGTTTATTTTAGGTTTATTAATTACATCCCAAAAGTTTTTTAAAGACTGCACATATACATACCTTTCATTATTGTGAGCAGACTTAAAATTGTTTCGTATAATATAAGCTTTTACTTCTTGATTTAATTCTATATTGTATTCATCATCTAATTTTATATTATTTGGCCAAACATAATTATCAAAGTTCTTATTAAAAGTTTTTTTAAATGTTATAGTTGTTTTAGTAATATGTATCATAAAATTGTTTATAGTTTCTTTATAGGTTCTTACATCATTTTTGTAGCCCAACTTATTTTGCCATTCAAATTCTAATTTAGAAGCTTCATCAATACATTTTGTTTTAGCTAATATTTTAAAGTCTGAATAGCCTTGTTGGACTACTATTCTTTTAGCGGGATTTATAGTGCAACCTACTTTTACACCTTCAATATGGTATATGTAATACATTAAATCTTTATATTAGATCTACCACACAAAGGATATAAGTAGGTGTGGTATTTCATACCTTTAGTAATTTTTTTATTTTTAAATATAATAGTTTCTTCAGCAACATGTTCTTTTTTACCACAATAACCAATGACTTCTCTATCTGGATTTTCTATTTTAATAGATCCATAATATTTATTTCCAACATGATAATCCACGTGGTAACCTAAATGTTTGTACTTAACTCCGTAATATAAATTCATTTTGTTTGTTTTATTGTTATATAGCTAATATAAAAATAACTTGTTAATAAAAAAAATATTTATATGTTTTTATTGTAGTGACGCTCGTATATATGTAAGTTATGAGCATAGTGTGTATAAAAACCCTGCTCACTGTTTAAACTATTAGCAACTAATTCATGTAACTTTAAAAAACAATATGCATCGTTACAGAATCCAAACCATAAATCATTACTTCTCATTAACACAGTCATATGTAACTTATCTGAATCAACTGTATAATAAAATTGTATAGACAAAGTGCATGGAGTATCTTTAGAATAACCATCGTGTTCTTTACCATCATATATACTTATAACAGCTCTTCTTGAGTATTTATTACTTTTTAATTCTTTTATAGCATATTCAAGTTGATTGTTTCTACTCCATTGCCAACCATAATTAGAGTTAACATAACCGCGTTCATCCATATGATTATACCAAATTTTAGCCACTTTAGCTATTTCAGTAGCATTACGATTTTTAGATAAATACCATTCCCATTCTTTTTCAGCATAGTCAAGTTTAAATCCACGTGCTGGTGTTTTAACTATTTTATTGTTCGTATCTAATATAGTAAATATTTGATTATACAAAGCTTTAGTACCATTAGCGTTAGGTTGTGAATCCAACTTTTTATAGTAATATTCGAAAGCCTCTGTTACGGTTTGAAATTGCCACATAAATTATATTTGATTAAATATTCTTTGTAATTCTAATTTTTGTAAATCTATTATTTCTTCAGCTAATGATTGATTTTCAGTATAAAGTTTAGCTAAGTTAGCTACTTGATTTTTACTACTAACATATAATATATTTTTTAAAGTATCGTTTTTTATTAATTGTTTATTTGGATCGTAGTCAATGTCAATTGCTGCTATTGCTGAAGATGCTAATGCTTCAAAAAATCTAAATGTTGCTAAATTATCTTCATGTTCTTTATCTCCTATAACTAAACTAACTTTACATTTATTTAATACACTAAATAGTTCTGAATGTTTTACTTTAGTTTTATAATCAGCCCATGTAATTTTAGGTTCTTTATAACCAAGTAAAAGATTTTTAGTATAAAAAGGCATAAACTTTTTTATTTTATTGTTTCTATAACTACCACGTTTATCACCGTAATAAATAACATCATAATTTTTATCTGTAGAATATTCATAAGTACTTACACCTTTTTTAAATATATAAGCAAACCAATTAAGCTTATAAGTATTAAACTTATTATCCATATTAAAAAACTTATTAAGATCTTTACCTGGAAATAGATAAATACTATTTAATATTATTTCATTCCATATTTCAATATACTCTTTACATATATTAAATCTTTCATAAAATATTTTTGCTGGATTTATGGGTTTTATTCTTGGATCAGTAGGTAATATATTAAACTTTACTTTATTACTTTGCCATAAATTAGCTAAAGCTTTAACGCATTCAACAGAATAATCCGAATATTTTCCGCCAAAAAAATTAGCTGGTGCAAGTTGTAATATAATTGAGTTTATGTTATAATTTTTAATTTTAGTAATATCTATAAAAAAATTTAAGTCTTTATTTGTTCTACATTTATTACCAAATATTAATACTTCTCTGTTTTTTTCTTCTAATAATTGTTTTAAGTATATTAATTCTAATCCACGTGGAGTTGTCTTAGCATATTGTGGATTTGAAAATACACATGTTATTGCTGTTTTATTTTTCATTATAATTGTTTAATGCTGCTAAATAAGCAACAGCGTCTAATAAATTATCTTCTTTATGATTAAAGGACTGTCTAGAAAGTTTTAATGCAACAAGACACATAAACATATCTTGTGCTGTAAAATGTTTACCTGTTGAACCCGAAGCTATCATAGCTGCTCTTTCCATACCTTTTGAGAAAGGTCCATACAATCTTTCTTTTTCTTCAGAACGTTTGTTAATTATATCATTAGCTTTATTTAGTATGTTCATTGCTTTTATTTTTTTGTTTTTTATCTATTATAATCTTTAGTGCTTCTAGTTTTATATACATTTGAGATACTATGTTTTCTAACCTAAGTATTCTTTGCAACTGTGTGTATTTTTTTTTATTCATAACTTTCTAATATTAATAACTCAATATCATGTAATTGCTCAACAGAAAGTAAATCATAAATATCTACACCATTAACCGTTACACTTTCTATTTCAGCACTATGTGGTGATCCTGGGTAATCCCAAGTTTGTGGTTCTGATTCTTCATAACAATATTTAACAAATAAAGCTACGTCACAATAATTAATAATCATAATTTATATTGTTTTATTTTATGTTGTAATTCTTCTAATTGTTCTTGTAATTTTAAAATTATTTCGTTTTTTTGAGACATTATTAAGCTTAATTTTTTATTTAGTATATCATTTTCAAGTTGTAATCTATTTGTAAATATACCTATCTCAGTGATACCTTTAACACAATTATTTATGTCTTTATTATTTGGCTTTTGTTTTTGCCACTGTAATAACTTATCTACTAAAAAAGAATACCAAACATCGTAAGATTGTTTTTGTAGCAAATTCATTTTGAACAACCTATTAAATAACCTAATACAGCACACATAAAGAAAGCAAAGAATAAACATAGTTGTAAAACTATAACTCTTTGTTTTTCTCTTTTTATGTTTTTTGCTTCAAGTTCTTGTTGTGTATAAACTTCTATTCTGTTTTTTCTTGCTTGTATATGTAATCCTGTCTTTGTCTTTTTCATTTTATTGCATGTTATATATTAAGTCTCTTATATATTGAGCTCTATTAAGTAGTTTAGTTTCAGTTTCCTTGGGTAATCGTTTTACAAGCATATTAGCACTTAATGTGCTTTCTATGTTTCTAAGTTCTTTACGTAAGTCTGTTAATTGTGTTCTCATTTGTTTTTGTTTTATACTGCTAATATACAAAACAACTTACTATTATAAACAATTTTTTAACTATTTTAACAAAACTTTAACAATTATCATATATTTTATCTATTTCTACTATCCATTGTATTAAACGTTTTGGATTGCAAGAACAGGGCTCATGATATTTATGATTGTAATACTTAGAATGTAATTCACATAAAAGCTTATATTGGTCTCGTGTAAGCTTATGTTTTACATTATTTTTAAATTGTTTCCACTTATCTTTATCTATTTTCTCCATAAGTCTAAATCAATATCGTTCCATTTTTGTCTTCTTTTATCGCATCCACAATCTTTTTTTAACAATTTACTTATCTTTTTTACAAACCAATGTATACCAGTATAATAAGTAAAATAATAAAATAAATCTCCTAATTTCATAATTGATCTTTTATAAATTTTTTAGTTGTTCTATAAGTATTATAAAGTGATATATAGCTAATTCCTGTTTCTCTACTTAAACTAGCGACACTTTTTCCGCTTGCTATTAATTCAAAAACTTTTCTATCATACCAATAAAGTTCGCTGATTATTTTATCAACTTTATTTTGATTTTTAGCATATTCTACTTCATCAATTCCAGAATCATCTATTTGTTTAATTTCTTTTATTTGGTCTAAATATATTTTTATTTTTTTAGCTTCTTTTTTATGTATATTTAAATAAATACCTCTTAAAACTTTATAACAATAATAATGATTAATATCGCCTTTATAAGATATATCTAGCCCTTTATGTATGTCTAAATGAATTTGTATATACATTTCCTGCACAACATCTTCAGCTATACTAGGATTACAACCAAACGACTTTACTATGTTTATCCAATCTTTATGTTTTAAATAAGCTAATTCTACTAAAGATTTCATTTAATTATGTTAATTTTTATTTTATTTTAATAAAATATTTTAATGGATCATATATCTCACCAACTACAAATGGCAAACCAAATTCGTTAATACTAAAACTAAAAGTCTCAAAAGCATAACCTCTTGAATTTTTACAACTTACAGTAATCCACTCTTTGTTTACTGTGTTTGCTTCTAATTGAATTTGTGTTTCTGTTTTTTTCATTAAAAAGCTTCCTAAATGTCCTGTTGGTTTATCACTTCCATAATTACTATGTATAACGGTAACTATATGGCATTTATATCTAGCACTCCACTCCATTATTTTTTGAACACACAAGTTGCTTTCTTCTAAATTATTAACGTCTGAAACTAAATCAGCAATACCATCAATAATAATTAATCCATTTTTATCCTTATTTTGATTTAAACAATATTCTATAAATTGCATTCGTTGTTTATAATTAATTGTTCTTAAAGCGTAAGTATGATAACAACCAAAATCTTTCATATTAGCCATGTCTTGAACTCTTTTAAAAACACGTTGTGAATGCCAATGACCTTGCTCTGTATCAAAATGAATTAGACATTTATTATCTCTATGTCCTAACATTTGACCACCGAAATTATTACTACCACTTAAATAAACCGAAGCTAATAATGATATAAAAAAAGTCTTTTTAGTTTTTGGAGGTGCTTGTACAAATGAAAAGTTACCGTATGTTCCTATTGGAATAGGGAATGTTTTTTCTCCACTTTTTGTTTGGATAGTAGTTTGACCAAGACTTAATGCTATTGGCGGATATTCCATAAACTCATTAGTGTCTATATAACACTCTTGTTTAATTAATTCCATTAGCATATTATCTGTGGTTTGTTTTTCTGTCATATTATGTTTTGTCTTATTTTATCAATATACAAAAAAAAAGAGAAGTAATAAACCTCTCTAAAAAAATATTTTATTTTATTTTAATTTAGAAAGGTAGATCAGCAGTTTCACTAGTAGAATTAACTACTTGTTCTTGATTTTCTCTTTCTGCATTTACAATACTACCATTGTTCCAAACAACTTTACCATTTCCAATATAAGTTTTTGGTTTTTTAGCTTCTCGTTCTTCTTGTGTTTGACTTATATAAATACTTGTATTATTATTATATCTCGTTTCATCATTAACTGACATTGTAAGGTTTACGTATACAGCTCCGTCTTTTCCAGCTATAAACTTTTCTTTAGGTAATTTATCTACTCTTATAGAGTATGTTATAATTGCACTCATAATTAATTATTTTTTAAATGATTCTGATTCGTCTTCTCCAAATACTCCAAGTTCATAAAAACCAGTTAATTTTAATACAGCTCTACTCATTGATCTTTTTTCTGCCATTTCAGCAACATACCAACTATTAGTATTTCCATCTTTAAAACTATCTCCTTTTTTTGCGCTTCCAAATGTTTGAATTTTTTTACCGTCTTTTTCGGCATAAGCTTTGAATACAGCATAATTTGGTTCACATCTAATTACCTCGTAATCAATTGTAATTTGTTCCATTGCTTGTATTTTATCAATACCTTGACGTGTTATAATAGTATAATGTTGATGCTTAAAAAAATCTTCTTTAGCTAAATTATACTTTTTATAAAGGTCTTTTAATTTCTCTCTGTTCATTGTTGTTTGTTTAAATATTCCACTTCTAATATTGCTTCTAAATATTGTACTCTATTTTCTAAAGCTTTAATTCTAGCATTTAAATAATCTATTGTGTCGTTATTAGCTGCTCTTTTAACATCTTCTATATGTGTCATGTTATATGTTTTTAAAATAAATAAAAGGATTCATATTTCCAAATAAAAATTGCATGTTTAAAATACTTGAATATTTTAAGTCTGCTACATAACATTCTTGCTCAAGAGATTCTACCACTGAATTAACTAAGTTTGGTTCTATAACATTCTTTTTTTTTAAAATATTTTTGTAGTGTGGTTTTAACCTATCATAAAGGCTAATCATTTTATAATCCATTGCTTTGAATTTTATGTTTTATACTACAAATATATAAAAAAAAATTATATAAACAGTTTTTTAACCAAAAAAAAACCACCCTTTTAAGAGTGGCTTAATTTGATTGGTTACAATCTAAACATAAAACAAAGACAATTCGTATACTACAAATATAATCTATTTAATTAGTTTATCTGTTAAGTCCTTATATTTATTTATTAACATTTCTAAATCTATATTATCAAACTTAACAACTTTTTTGGATTTTAAAAATAGTTCATCAGCTATTCCTTTATAATATTTTTTGTCTAGATTTTTGGCAAATAAATATTGTTCACCATATCTAAACACATTACATCCAGCACATTGTACTTGACAATTTAATTCCGTGATTTTATCATCTTCATCTAAGGTACCAAATCTTGTAGCATAGTTTTTACGACTTTGAAAATGACCACATTGTAATTTTTTCCAATGATCTTTTTTACCACAAGTAAAACATTCAGCCACATCATTTTTAGCATATCTTTTTCTTATATATATACTAAAAACACCGTCTAATTTATCTATTAGCTTTTTCCTTTTAGATTTTTTGGCCACGTGTGCGTGTATATTATAATATTATATATATATAATTATATACGTAATATATATAATAATTAAATATAATTAAATATTATTACTTTTTAAAATTTTTTGTAATTTTTTCAGCACTTCTAGCTCCGAAATACCCACCGTAAACTAAAAGTAATAAAGAGGATAATAAATCTATCCACTCAGGTGATATTTTAAACACTTCTAAGGAACTATCTAGTATTATATATATAAATAATGTAAGTGTTAAAAAAGCTAAGATTAAAGGTCTAATATTCTTACTTAACCAACTATCAGAATTCATATCTGATTGCCACCTTTTAGTTATCTCTTTCATCTCTATCATATCTTGTTCTAAGAGTTTAAGTGCTTTTTCTTTATCTTCTGGAGGTAATATAACATCTGGCTCTTTTTGTATAAGTCCTTTAACAACACCTAATACACCAGCGTCTGGTAATACATCTCCAACTAAACCTACTATGCTTGGTACTTTATCTGTTAGGAATTTTCCTACTTTAGTATCTTTAAATTTTTTCTTTGACATATCTATTTTTTTCTATAATCCCATCTTGCCTTTGTTCGTCTAATGTCATAATGTACAAATGTGTCATATAGTCCAAGACCTCCTTGTAACATTTCTCCATCGTCTATTAACCCCTCTATAATTTTATATACCTCAGTTGGTTTATAACCCTTTATAGTTATATCAGATGCTTTGCCTAATAAGTGTTGTGATTTTTTAGAACCACCAACTCTAGCATTATGCTCTGGACTTCTATAAGCACTATTTATATTTATTGGTTTACCAATATAATCTCTTAGTATTTGTAATTGTTGTGCTAGTTTAACAATATTATCATAAACCTCTTGTGGCATTTCACAATCATCTCCACAGTCTTTACAGCTGCCCTTGCATTCAAATTCGCTTAAGTTAAAGTTCTTTGTCATAATCTAATATTTACACCTACCTTAATTGTTTTTAGTTCTCTATCC